ATTACCAGCTGATGGTCCCGTACGTGCACAAATTTTAGGTGACGTTACAAATCAAAAACAAGATCAAGCTCACAGAGTAAAAGATTTTATGAATTATCAAATTATGGATCAAATGCCAGAATATGAACCTGAATTTGATCAAATGCTTTTCTATTTGCCCCTGTCCGGTTCTACCTTTAAGAAAGTTTATTATGACGACCTTTTAGGTAGAGCTGTTTCTAAATTTGTGCAAGCAGATGATTTAATTGTTCCTTATTCTGCAAACTCATTAGAAGATGCAGAAGCAATTGTTCATGTTTTAAGAATGTCAGAAAATGAAATTAGAAAACAACAAGTTTCTGGTTTTTATAAAGATATAGAATTAGGTCAACCACCTGTTGTAGAAAATCAAGTTAAAGATGCAGAGAGAAGATTAGAAGGAATTTCTAAAGATGGAAATCAACAAGATCAATTTGTAATTTTAGAAATGCATGTTGATTTAGATTTAGAAGGTTTCGAAGACATGGGTCAAGATGGTGAGCCAACTGGAATTAAACTTCCTTACATTGTAACTATTTTAGAATCTACTAATGAAATTTTATCTATTAGAAGAAATTACACACCGGATGATCCAACTAAAGAAAAAATAAAATACTTTGTACAATATAAATTTTTACCAGGTACAGGTTTTTATGGTTTTGGTTTAATCCACATGATTGGTGGTTTAACTAGAACAGCAACTTCTGCATTAAGACAATTATTAGATGCAGGAACTTTAGCTAATTTACCTGCTGGTTTTAAAACTAGAGGAATTAGAATTAGAGATGATGCACAACCATTACAACCCGGTGAATTTAGAGATGTAGATGCACCTGGTGGAAACATCAAAGATCAATTTATGCAATTACCATTTAAAGGACCAGATCAAACTTTACTTCAATTAATGGGAGTAGTTGTTCAAGCTGGCCAAAGATTTGCAAGTATTGCAGACGCACAAGTTGGAGATATGAATCAACAAGCCGCGGTTGGTACTACAGTTGCATTATTAGAAAGAGGATCAAGAGTAATGTCAGCGATCCACAAAAGATTATACGTTGGTCTTAAAACAGAATTTAAATTATTAGCAGAAGTATTTAAAACTTACTTACCACCAGAATATCCTTATGATGTTCCTGGTGCTACTAGACAAGTTAAAGTTGCAGACTTTGATGACAAAGTAGATATACTTCCTGTGGCTGATCCTAATATATTTTCTCAAACACAAAGAATTTCTATGGCGCAAATGGAATTACAATTAGCGCAATCGAATCCTCAGATACATGATCTATACCAAGCGTATAGATCTATGTATGAAGCGGTTGGAGTTAAAAACATCAATGCTATATTACCTCCACCACAACAACCTCAACCTATTGACCCTGCACTTGAAGAAATTGCAGCAATGGGTATGAAACCTTTTCAAGCGTTTCCAGGTCAAGACCATAAAGCACACATTGATTCTCACTTAAACTTTATGCAATCTAACATGGTACAAAATTCACCTGCGATTATGGGTGCATTACAAAAAAATATATTGGAACGAATTAGTTTAATGGCCCAAGAACAAATTCAATTAGAGTTCCAAGAAGAATTAGCACAAGCACAACAAATGCAACAGATGTTACAACAACAACCACAAAATCAACAACTGATTCAACAAGTTACTCAGCTAACAAATACTATCAATGCAAGAAAAGCTGTCTTAATTGCTGAAATGGTTAAAGATTATATGGCTGAAGAAGAAAAAATTGTTAACGAATTAGGTAGTGATCCTCTAATTAAACTAAAATCTAGAGAATTAGACCTAAAAGCAAAAGCGGATGAAGCTAAAAAAGACTATGATCAAGGCAGAATTAGTTTAGACACTATGAAAGCTATACAAAATCAAGCTCAATTCGAAGATAAGCAAGAACAAAACGAAGAATTAGCTGAATTAAGAGCTGATACTTCGCTAACTAAACAAATTATGTCTGCAGACGCTGCTTTAGAGAGACAACAAATGGCTGACCGAAGTAAAAGACACGATTTTGGTAGAAACTTTAAGAAAAATTAAGTATATTAACAATTAAGGAGAAAACTATGGATAAAGATTGGCAAAAAGGCGCAATGATGGTCAAAGAACCTAAAGTTACAAAAGAATTAGGTGTTGGCAAAGACGGATACCAAACAGGTGGCGTTAACATTTCTAAAGATGTGCCTAACATAACAGAATCTCAGACAGTTACTGTAAAAGGAACTAGAAGAATGAGAGCTGATAAAAAACCAGTTAAAGCTACTTGGTACTAGTATGTGGTTATCGGCAATTAAATTAGCCGTTTCTGCTGGAAGTAAAATTTATGCTAATAAGCAGAGAGCGAAAGTTGCAATGTCTGATGCACAGCTATTGCACGCCGAGCGACAAGCTCGTGGTGAGGAAGCTTACCAGGGAAAACTATTAGAAGCCCGTCAAACAGATTATAAGGACGAGGTAATTTTGGCGATCCTCACATTGCCCATTTTGGTGCTTGCATATGGGGTTTGGTCAGAAGATCCAGCCGCTATGGACAAGATAAAAATCTTTTTTGAGCATTTCCAATCACTGCCGACATGGTTCACTAATTTGTGGATTTTGGTCGTGGCGAGCGTTTTTGGTATAAAGGGAACTCAGATCTTCAGGAATGGAGCTGGAAAAAAATAGACTTGTCTATTAGGATAAGTTATAGTAAAGTTAAGTAGGAGAAAATATTATGAGACAAAACGGAGTAAGATCAAATGTAAGATTTCCATACGCAAAGTCTGGAATGAAAAAAGGAGGAAGTGTGAAAAAAAAACAAGGTTACAAAGATAGAAAAGATGAATCTATCGCTATGAGAATCAAAAAGAAAAGAACTCCTGCACAGTTAAAAGCTAGCAGAGATGAATCTTATGGAAGATTTGGTTCTAAAGCTAAAAAAAGCGGAAAGATAAACAGGTAGTATAATGGCTAACACAAGCAGAATGAATAGACTTGAAGAACTTGGAAGAGTAGATGCAGAAAAAGCATATACTGGAAAAGGCAAAAGAAATCTTAAAGATGAAAAGAAAAGAATCGTAAGAGAACTTAAAGCTGACGGTGGTTCTACAGGTAATAAATGGATTCAAAAAAAGAAAAAAACTACTCCTTGGATTCAAAAAAAGAAAAAAGATTCTGGAACTACTGGAAGTGATTGGATTAAAAAAAAGAAAAAAACTACTCCTTTTATTAAAAAAAGATCTAGAGCTGACGTTAGAGAAAGAGCTAGACACGCTACTGGTGGTTCAGTAATGGGTAGAGGTCAAGGTAGAGTTATGAGAGACAGACCTACTTTCATGATTTCTATGAAAGACTAGATGCCACAATTTTTTAATTCTACATCTGCAAACCCTAAATCTACAAAAGTTCGTAAAGGTTACAAAGATGGTAATTGGATTCAAAAAGCTATTAAGAAACCAGGATCATTAAGAAAATCTTTAGGTGTTAAAAAAGGTCAAAAGATTCCAGCTAAAAAATTAAATGCAGCTGCAAAAAAAGGTGGCAAGTTAGGACAAAGAGCAAGACTTGCTAAAACTTTAAAAGGTTTTAAAAAGTAATGATTCAATTAATTAAAAAAGTAATACATAGATTATTTAGTAAATGCAAAGATACAGATTTAGTTTCTGTAGCTAATGTAACTGCTAATGTTAGACTATGTAAAATTTGTAAAAAAATCCACGTTTAATTAATTGCCTGTATGAAAGAGGCCATTTTAAAAGCATTAGAAGCTCGGTACGAAGCAAAGATTGCTGAAGCTGACGCAACTATGAAAATCTATTTAGAAAAATCTGTGGGAATAGGAGAACATCCTCAACATATTGATGAAATAGATAAATTAATAGAAACTATTGCTAACGCAGAAGAAAAATTAGAAGTGTTAGAAGAGTTTCGAGAACAACAAGGAGAAGAGTAATCATGGATGACATGACAATAGTAACTAAGTTACAAAAACATTTAGGTGAGAATTTACAAAAAATAGGTGACTCACTTTTAATGGGTGGGGTTGACAATATGGAAAAATATAGATATCTAGTAGGTCAAGCACACGCTATACAATTAACATTACAGGAAATCTCTAACCTGCTAAAACCAAAGGAGCAAAAAGATGAGCAAGGAAACGTTATCGACATCGGAAACGGAAAAGACAGACACACCAAAAATTAAATTAGCACTTCAAGAAAAATACGAAGAAGAAAAAAGAAATATAGGTGAGGCCACAGAGCCTTTACATCCAGACAACATAGGAACAGAAACAGTAGATCAACTACCTGTGCCTATGGGTTATAGAATTTTAGTTCTACCTTTTACACCAAAAGAAAAAACAAAGGGTGGAATATTATTTTCTCAAGAATCTTTAGATAAAGCACGAATAGCTACAACATGTGGTTATGTTTTAAAGATGGGAGATTTAGCATACAAGGACAAAGATAAATTTGGTGAACCTTGGTGCAAAAAAGGAGATTGGGTGATCTTTGCAAGATATGCAGGCGCAAGACTACCAATAGAAGGTGGAGAAGTGCGAATACTTAACGATGATGAAGTTCTAGGAACTGTTTCAGATCCAGAATCGATTCTTCATTTAATATAATAACATAGGAAGGAACTATGCCAGAAAAAGAAGAAAAAAAATCATCAGAAGAATTAGTAAACGTTGGCGAAACAGTTGGCGCAGATATTGATTTTGATGATAAAGGAGAACCGGTAAAACAAGAGGAAGTTGTAGAAGAAAAAATAGAAGTTGAAGAAGTATCTGACGTTGATAAAACTTACGAAAACGAAAGAACAACTAAACTCGACAAAAAAGAAAACAAAGATGAGCTACAAGATTATAGTGATGGCGTTCAAAAACGTATTGCTAAATTAACTCGTAAAATGCGAGAAGCAGAAAGACAGAGAGAAGAAGCTGTTCAATATGCTCAAGCAGCTAAACAAGATAAGGATAGATTAGAATCTAAACTTTCTACTTTAGATAAATCTTATGTAAAAGAGTTTGAATCAAGAGTTACAACTAATATGGATGCTGCAAGGCAATCATTAAAAGTAGCTATTGAAGCAGGAGACGTTGATGGTCAAGTTAAAGCTCAAGAACAAATGGCTAGACTTGCACAAGATGCATCTAGATTAGGTGCTTTAAAAACACTTAATGAAGAAGCTCCTAAACAAGAAAAACCTGTTTATCAAGCACCTACACCAAGAAGACAACAAAGTGACCCTAAAGCCGAAGCTTGGGCTAAGGAAAATACTTGGTTTGGTACTGATTCAGCTATGACTCATACTGCTTTTGATCTACATAAAACACTTGTAGAACAAGAAGGATATGACCCTCAATCTGATGAATATTATCAAGAAGTGGACTCAAGAATAAGACTTGAATTCCCCCACAAATTTGATAAGATAGATGGTTCAACTACAGAAAGAGCTAAACCAGTTCAAAATGTAGCTTCAGCTAGACGTTCGAGCTCAACAGGACGCAAAAGTAAAACTGTGAGACTCTCGCCATCACAGGTAGCAATTGCTAAAAGATTAGGCGTGCCATTAGAAGATTATGCAAAACAATTAAAAATCACGGAAGGAGCATAAAATGAAAAACGACGATATAAAAACCTCACGTGCGAGTCAAACTAGATCTAAAACAGATTCTAAAAAAGTTTGGACTCCACCCTCATCACTCGATGCACCCGAACCACCTGCTGGGTATAGACACAGATGGATAAGAGCTGAAACTATGGGTTTCCAAGATACGAAAAACGTAGCAGCATCTTTGAGAGAAGGATACGAATTAGTGAGAGCTGAAGATTATCCCGATCAAGATTTTCCAACTGAAACCACAGGTAAGTATGCGGGGGTTATTGGAGTAGGAGGCTTATTGCTGGCTAAGATACCAGAAGAGATCGCTAAGCAGATCGAAGCTTACTATGACAAGCAGACTCAAGACAAAGACGATGCTATCAACAACGATCTTTTGAAGGACCAGCACCCAAGTATGCCAATCAATCAAGAAAGGCAGACTCGTGTAACTTTTGGTGGTACAAAGAAATAGTCTTATAACAATTTCTAAGTCCAACAAAATATATTAACCAGAACTGGAGGCCGTTTCACGACGGCAGGTTCATAAGTAAAAGGAAAACAAATATGGCTAATACAAATACAGCTGGATTTGGATTAAGACAGAACATGACAGTTGGAAGTACTCCAGCTACAGGTGGTCAGTCTGAATTTTCAGTCCAGTCTTTGAGTACACTACCAAATGCTATGTATAAAGGCGATCCTGTTGGTTACCAAACAACTGCTGGAGCTCACGGAGCTACAGTTGGTTTCATACAAGACATCACATTCAATGCAGCAAACGATGACACCTCTACAGGTGCAGCGTGGACTTCTGCATTAGCACCAATCGTTGGTGTAATGAATGGAGCGTTTTGGGTAGACAACAATACTTCAACACCAACATGGAGCAATTCTGTTCCTGCTGGAACTGTTGCAGGTACTGACTACAATACAGGAACAGCTTATATAACAGCGTTTGTAAACACTAACCCCGATCAAGAATACACAGTAAGATGTTCAGCAGCATTAACTCCTGGGTTCACAGAACAAGGAGCTGCAGAAGCTTACAATTTAATTGATCAACCCGCTAGCGGTCAAATTAACGGACTTTCAGCTGCAACTTTAAGTGCAGGTGCGAACGTTAATAACGGAGCATTATACGTTAACAAATCAGCAGGAGTCCCAGGTCAAACTGAAGACGCTGCAGGTTATGACGTTGTTGTTTCTTTTAATCCTGGCGCGTTCTTATACAACTAATAGAATAAGGAGATAAATAACTATGGCAATATCAAGAGCACAACTAGTTAAAGAACTAGAACCTGGTTTGAATGCTTTATTCGGACTAGAGTATAAATCGTATGCTAACGAGCATGCTGAAATTTTTGACACAGAATCATCTGACAGAGCTTTCGAAGAAGAAGTGATGTTATCTGGTTTTGCAAATGCAGCAGTTAAACCTGAAGGCCAAGGCGTTCAGTTTGATGATGCACAAGAAACTTTCACAGCACGTTACACTAACGAAACAATCGCATTAGCGTTTGCAATCACAGAAGAAGCTATCGAAGATAACTTGTATGACAGACTTGCGTCTAGATATACAAAAGCGTTAGCAAGATCTATGGCAAACACTAAGCAAGTTAAGGCAGCAGCAGTATTGAACAATGGTTTCAATGCATCATTTGCTGGTGGTGATGGAAAAGCATTATTTGCTACAGATCACCCAACTATTGCTGGTTCATTTAAAAATGAATTAGACACTGGAGCTGATCTTAATGAAACTTCATTAGAACAAGCATTGATCGATATCGGTCAAATGACTGATGAAAGAGGCCTAAAAATTGCGGCTAGAGGAATGAAATTAATTATTCCTTCTGAGCTTCAGTTTACTGCTGACAGACTGATGAAGTCTGAAGGTAGAACAGGTACAGCAGATAACGACATTAACGCAATAAGAAATATGGGGATGATTCCTCAAGGTTACACTGTTAACCATTTCTTAACAAATGCAAAAAAATGGTTCGTTAAAACTGATGTTCCTAATGGTCTAAAACATTTTGTTAGATCACCTATCAAAACTTCTATGGAAGGCGACTTTGATACGGGTAACGTAAGATACAAAGCAAGAGAAAGATATGTTTTTGGATTCTCTGATCCAAGAGGCATATTCGGATCTGACGCTACGTAATAAATAATTAATTAGGGGCCGAACACAATTCGGCCCCTTTTTTTAAATAAGGTGAGAAAATGAGAAAATTCCTAGTAAAAATAAACGCCTATAAATATCACGCAGAATTTGAAGTTTTTGCGGAAGATAATGTTGAATCTATTGAAAATTCAATAGTTGACAAACTAGGAGAAAAAGGTGTAAAGTGGGAATATCTTGGAGAAATGATGGATCCCAAGATAAAACGCATAACCTATGAGGAGGTTAGTGATGCAATCACATCTAAACGACCTGTACAAACAGAAAAAAGTACTGGATCTAGAATGGGAGCAGGAGCATCTTAATGAGGGTAAGTATACTCTCGATATGGTTAGAATTGACAGAAAAGTCAGAGAAGTAATTAGCCATATAAAAATAGCAGAGGCTAAAAAAGAGCATCTGGTAAATAAGGTAGAAGACGCTGCCGCTCAAGTTTCTGTAGCTACTTAATAAACAAAAGCTACAACGCAAAAATTGCACAAATACCGTGGGCTCTCTTGCACTCTACTAAAAAATCATATATAAACAACGTACTATACATTTAACAATAATTAGATGTAGACGCGTATAGTCGATTTCCCTAGGAACTACATTTAAGATATCTAGGAGGATATTAATATGGCAAACACAACCTTTACAGGAAATGTCAGAGAAAACGGTGACGGTCTAAGAGATTCAGTCGCTGGTTCTATGGCAGCAACAGCAAACTTTCACATTGCTAATACTTTAACAGCAGGTGATGGAAGTGTGCAAAAATCAGAAACAGACACTACACAAGTAATTTTACCAAAAGGTGCTGTCGTTTACAAAGTTGTAATTTGGGACGGCGTAGCAGCAGCTGGTGGAGCAATGGATATTGGATTTACTCCAATTGTCACTGGTCTTGCAGTTGCAGATCCAGATGCATTTGCAGATGGAATCGCAGTTGATGCAAAAGCAGAAACAGCAGCAGTAGGTGCTGGTGGAACTGCAGGAGCTTACTTAGGTGGTAAAAGTGACATCGTTAACGGTGTTGAAAAAGGACCAGCTATTGTAAATCCAGCAGGTCAAAGAGAACAAGTAATTGTTACTCACACTGCAAGTGCTTCACAAGCCGGTTCTGCAAGTGGTACTTTGTACTATTTTGTTGCAGACGAAAAAGACGGCGCTGAGTCAGCGTAATTAAATAATTAAGTGTGGGCTTCGGCCCACACACTAATTTAACAGGAGAAAATAATTATGAGTACATATCCAGTAGATATAAAAGCTAAAAGGATAACAAGTACTGCAGCTAATCAAGAAATTTTTGCAGGTCCTGCAAGAATTTTAGGTTTTTCTGCAAACTGTACAGCAGGTGCCGGAACTATAGATTTAGAAGACAATGGAACTTCTTTAGCAGTTTGGGGAACACCAGACGGCTCTTCAGAGCCAATGGTTTATAATGTTACTTTACCTGGTACAGGTATTAAATGTGATACTAAACCAACGGTAAGTTTAACAACTATTGCTGATGTAACATTCTACTACGGCTAGGAAATTAAATGGCGACTATTACTTACACAGTTACGGTTGCAACTGGTACTAACCAATATAGTGCTAACGCAAATAAGTTCTATATAAACGGAGAAGTTAGTCCCGTTTTAGAACTTCAAGAAGGTAACACCTATAAATTTGATCAATCAGATTCTACGAATGGAACTGGTGGGGCACATCCTTTAAGATTTTCAGCAACAGCAAACGGAACTTGGGGAACTCCTCCTGGAGGTACAGCAGGAACAGGAGTAGAATATACTACAGGTGTAACAACTAATGGAACTCCTGGAACCGCAGGAGCTTACACTCAAATTGTGGTTGCTCCCGTAGCAACTACCGGCGCTCCAGTTTTATTTTATTATTGTTCTAATCATTCAGGCATGGGTAATACTGCCTTAACTACTCCTCCAACTTCAGGTGAAACATTTTTTAATCCAACAATGGATGAAGTAATAGAAGAAGCTTTTGAAAGAACAAGTATGAGAGGAACACGAACTGGTTTTCAATTAAGATCAGCAAGACGTTCTTTAAATATTATGTTTCAAGAATGGGCTAACAGAGGCGTTCATTTATGGAAAGTAAAATTAGCTAAAGTACCTTTAGTACAAGGACAAGCTGAATATAGTTTTGCAACAGATTCTACAAATTTTCCAAATGATTTAGATGAAGTTTTAGAAGCTTATTATAGAAATAATTCGGAACCAACAGCTCCTCAAGATATTGCACTTACAAAAATAGATAGATCAGCTTATTCTCAAACACCTAATAAATTAGCACAAGGTACACCTTCACAATATTATGCACAAAGAAAATTAAATCCAAGTATATTTTTATATACAACACCTAGTGCCAGTGTATCAGATGCAACCACACCAAGTAATTATCAATTTTGTTTTTATTACATGGCACGAATTCAAGATACAGGTGCTTACACTAACACAGCAGATGTTGTTA